TGAGACGTGCAGACTTTGGAGTGTGCCGCCACGGTATGACACGCTAACCTTAATGCTTGACCCGTTGTTAAAAACATATCCATTGTCTTTGTCATTCAATGGCGCCGGCAGTTTATAGCCAATCTCAGCCAATAGCTGGCGCTGGTCATCGGTAATATTCTGGTATGCGTACTTAATCTTGTTTCTGAAAATATCTTTGGCATCTTCCAAGTTGTGACAGATGCACCCAGCTGAAAAGTTTTCAGTGAAAAGGCAATTGTCCAAGTCTGAGATCATCTTGAATGTGGTAAACCCAAGCTGCCGAGCCTTAAGGATAATGTCTAGTCCGTGCTGAGTTAGGTAGAAGTCCTCTTGCTCTGCATTTGGCGTAAAAAGCACCTTCTTACCTGACTTGTCTTTGATGTGGTAAAGCGTGTTTAGCCGAAACCACTTGTAAGTCATGGCATCGGCTAATTCGTTATATGTGAGTGAGTCTATCCGCTTGAGATAGTCTTTTGCTATCTCGTGGTTTGTCATCGTTTTGAACCGCCAAGTAAACGCTCAGCAAGTGACTTGTCGACCTTGTGTGTCACCTCGCTAGTTACTCTATCGTTAAATGCCTGAACGTCTACATGCTTGCCGATGGTATCAAGCGCCTTGTTAGCGCCGCTTGAATCAAATTTATAGGCGGCCACAAGCTCGCCATTGCCATCAGTCACAACCACAGGCTTGCCTTCGCGGTCAAGGATTGGCTCCTCTTGCATGCATCGGTCAAAGATTTTCTTGGCCGCCATCAGCACCCAGTCGGCATCAATCTGCACTCTTTGGCATCGTTCTTGCTTAAGTTCGGCGATTCTTTCCTGGATGTTGACTTTTGTCAGCATTTTGCAAGCCATAGACCTGGCCGTGTTTTCTTTGTACCCTGCCCTTATAGCCGCCTGTGTCGCGTTCATATCGACAACGTACTCTTGACAGAATGCCTCCTGTTTATCTGTTAGCTTACCCATAACGCCCCCAGCGAATTAAGCGGCCACCGCCACCAGCGACGGCCTTTGCTGAAAGTTTATCAGTGTTGCAGGTGGAAATAAAGAAACCCGCGCTGGGCGGGTTTTTATTTAAGTGTTTTCTTTCCACATTGTAATCGCGTCATCAACATTAAGGTTAATAATCCCAATCATTAATGAGGCGAAAGCAAGCGACAAGTAAAATAATGGGCAAAGTATAAGTGACCATATCGTCCATAGCGGCTGTCTATTAAGTGATTTAAAAATATCATTGATCATACTTCACTCCAATTATCGTTAAACCAATCTTCAAAATCTTTATCATCCATTCTCACTCCTTGCTAGTTTGCCGTGTTTATCATAATGCCCTGCCTGCCATGCGTGGAACGGCAATATCTGCGTTTTACGATTGTATGGGTTTAGCTCGTTTTGCTTGCTTTCGAATCCTTCGTTGTAGAAGTGTGCGGTGTTATTGTCCATCAATAACCTCGCCAGTCTCTTCATCAAACTCAACAACAACTTCATCATCAGCCGCATTTCTGCGCTCGATTTCCTCGGCCGTTTCGCGATTCATCAGCACGACATCAGCCTTGTGTTGCGCCCACTGGCCGATAGACTCAAGCTCCTGGCGTATGGTGCCAGAGATTTCGCGAAGTTCGTTGTTATCTTTCGCTGCAAGCATGCGCTGGCGCAGTTCATCTAGGTTAACTGGCTCTACCTCCTTCTGAGGTGTTACGTCCTTGATTGGCTGGCTATTGCCAGTGATGCGGCTGGCTTCGTCGTCGTCCACCATTTCGCTAATGCCAAACGCCATGCGCGCAGCTTGAATGTATGCCTTGTGGCGAAGCATGCGAGCAGGCCACTTTCGCCAAACGCTGGATTTCTCATCGCGGCACTCGGCCATGTACTCGGTAACAACTACCGGATGACTGCGGTTTTTTAAGTACATTTTGCATGTTGTGGCTGTGATGTTGCCTTTGTCGTCGAACTTATCTTCAAGCTCAACGCCATCGAAATCAGGTTGACGATTAACGATTCGATACCAGCCGTCAATCATCACTATCATTTGCAGCTTGCCGCCGCTAACGAATGCCGCACACTCTTTCACAAGCGGGTTTAAGTCGTACTTGGCGCAAACGCTCGAAACAATGGTTAACTCTGCGTCTGTTGCTGTCGCGCCGTGCTGGTTCTTAGCGCTTACAATCATGCCTTTCAGCACGTCTTTAATTTCTTCCGGTGTTGAGCCGGTATTGCTTGCTATAACTGATAATGCGTTGCTCATTTTATGCATCCCTGTTTTCTGTTAATTTTGCATCAATTGATTGACCAGTAAGCTCGTATTCACCTAAAAGGTTTTGCGATGCTGAAAAGTAAATGCAGTCGATTACTAGCCCTTGTCGCCTTGCTTCATGCCACAATTGTTCTGCTAAAACCTTAAGTTCGTTGCTCATTTTGGCTGCTCCAATTTCAATAAACATTCAATTTCGACATTTGACGACTTTAGAACCTCGGCTAATTTCCCCAAAGCCTTAGCGTTCTCAAGCAAGCCATCGGCTATCGTTTCAATGGCATCCACAGCCTTTGCATCATAAACAACACCCTGAAACGTCGAGTTTTTTACTGTTGTTGTTTTTATCTTATCGTTAAAGCGCTCAAGCGCTTCATCAATGTATTTTTGTGTTGGTGTTTTTTTATTGCTCATTTCAATTTCCTCGTTTTATTAAGTCAGTTAATTTTATGTTGATGCGTTGCTAAGGTCAACTTTTATTTATATAACTACCACTGATACAGGTCGTACTTATTGCATATAGCATCAATATCTTTGTCATACCATACGCTATACATATCTCCGTCAAATTTCCCTGTTGAGAAATAACATTCAGTTCCGGCAGGTATCATTCCATTATTTTCACGTAAACGCTTAACATGCATCCACTCTTCATTGTCTAAGTCTTTCTCTCCAAATCCAGAGTTATCAAGGAATAAAAATGCATTGCATTCATGCTTTTTTCTTGTTTTAACAAATTTAGGCTGTGTGCTGAAATCACTCATTTAAAACTCCTCGCCATCTTAATCACTTCCGGCTCAAACCCACCACCAAACGCTTTAAACTCCTGGTATCGCTCAAGGTCAGCCATAAACTCAGCGCGGCCTTCGTCTTTGTCTTCCTGCGTCAACTCAAATACTCGCACAGGATGACGCCCAAAAACGCGCTTCTTGCCGACTACCACAAACGGGAATCTTGGCAATTCTCCAGTAAGCTGTCTGTATCCTTCGCTGTAATACGCATCTTGCACATGGTAGCGATAATCGCGGATTGAAAAATGAAACTTGTCAATATCGTCCGTTGTCTTAACGTCTGCAATGATGTGACAGTCAAAAACGCTTGGGTCGACAATTCTATCTGGCCGGCACTTGCACTTGATGCCGTCAACCTCGAAGAAAATGCTGGCCTCGCTTTGGCCTGGTGACGTTAGCAGATTGTTAGCCAGCGGATGCGCCAGAACGCTGTCACGCATTGCTATGACCATGTCATAGTCTGGAGCTGATAGGACGATTTTTTCAGCGTTGACCGCCTCGAAGTTTGCCGCATCTTCCTTTCCAGCTTTTGTGCGTTTGTCAAACGCTGGCATCTTAATGTATTCAATCTCGAACCTTTCCGGCTCCAATAGCGCGCAGTGTACAGCATTGCCAATGTCCGCTGTGTCGTTTGGTACTGCTGGCGCATTGCGAGCCCACTCAAGCAAGTCTGGAGACTTTGCAACCAAGTCAAGATCAGACTTTGAGATAGCATCGGCTTGGCGGTATTCGGCGTTGGTTAGCGTGGTGGTTATGGCTGGCATTGCTTAGCCTCCCACTCCTTCACAGCCATCTCAACCAGACATGAGTCAATCATCTCGTCTAAAACGGCCTGTAATTGATTTTGAGCGGCTTTTGAATTTCCCTTGGCGATGTTAGCCAGTATATCGCTTAACGCCTCTGTGAGAGATTCTGGCGCGTTCTCGATAGCTTCCACGATGCTGCCTTGGTCATCCATGAATGCCGCCATGTGTTTCGAGATGTAGTCGCTAATGAAATCAGCCTTGGCGTCATCTGCTGCGGCTTGCTGCTCCAGGTGCAGCTCATAAGCTCGTTGTGATGATGTGATCATGGTTTTCTCCAAGCGCCACCGAAGTGGCGCGCTTAGTTGTTAACCTATAAATTCAACATATGAATCAAGAGTGATATTTTCTTCCTCATCAACAAAGCTACAATGAGAAAGCCAAGTTGAGCATTCCCCTGTATATTCAACTATCAGTCCATTTCCAAAATTTTCAATAACAACCCAAACCCTGTCATATTCAAAAATTCTTCCACCAATAGGCACTTCTTTAAATTTTAACTGCATAAAACACCTCAGTAAAAAATCTTCACGTTACGAACTTGCCCTTTTGCAATAGCAGTCACCACCGCCTTCGCCTGATCTTCATCAAGTCCAGCCTGCGCAATCAAGTCCACAAGCGCAGCTCGGTTAATCGTGATGCGGTGTTCTTTGTCTGCTGCGCGAGCATCAGCCAGGCGCTTCGCTTCTGCTTGTTCTGCTTCGATGCGTTCACGTTCTGCCTGTGCTGCACGTTCTGCTGCTGCGGCTGCGTCTGATTTGGCTTTTTCTTCTGCTTCGATAGCGGCTTGTCTTGAACGTTCTTCTTGCTCAATACGGCGCTGCTCTGCCAGCTCGGCATCACGCTTTGCCTGCTCTGCTGCCATGCGCTGCGCTTCTTCGCGCTGCTTTGCCTCAACTGCTCGGCGCTCGATATCTTCACGCTCTTGCCTGGCTTTAGCTTCTGCCTCTGCTCTTGCTTTGGCTTCCGCTTCTTCGCGTATTTTGCGGTCACGCTCTTCCTGCTCGCGCTTTGCGGCTTCTACACGTAAACGCTCAATCTCTGCTGCCTGCGCTTCAGCTGCGCGGATACGGTCAAGCGCGTTTTTCGCCACGTCAACCGCGGTTTCTTTTGCTGTCTTGGCTTTCTTCCTGAGCTCAGGCCAGAACGATTCTAAGTCAACTGACTCAGCATAAGCCAAATCATCTCCAGCAATTGATGATGTCGCATCGGCAGCCAGGCAACGAGAAGGGATTTCGTTTAGCTTTGCCAGTATCGCATCTTGCTCGGCTTGCGCTTCGTTCAATGGTGCCAGTGTTTTATCGCGTAAAGCGTCAAATCTGGCAATACTTTCACGGGCATTTTGCTCTAACACCTTCGGAATTGCCTTTAGCGCCCGAAGATGCTCACGAATTGGCTTGTCAATTGCCGTTTTGCTGCTGCTTATTTTTGCTGCCAGCGACTTGATACGCTTCCGGCCCTCATCGGTTTCCACGTCTGGGACTTCTGCCTTGACTTCTTCCTCGACTTGCTTGTAAAGCGCCTCAAGATTTTCTGAGCCAAACACGATGGGCAGTTGTGGCATTTCGCCAGTTTCAATATCGCTGATTTCGATTGGTAGGTTCATTTCGTGCTCTCCTGTTATGCAATGCGCTTGACGTACAGAATGCCAGTCGCTTTGTCGGTCTTGGTTTTCATTTTCTTCCTAGGTTCAGATCGCCTTGCGTATACATGAGCGTAAAGCTGTGCTGCTGATTGATTTTTGTCAAAAGAAACAATATCCCCAACCTCCATATCATTGAATGGCCATTTACGTTCTTCAAAAAAGTCATCTGGTATTTTATTCATTTTTTAAATCCTTTGTTGTTTGTTCATGAATTATTATACCGGTAAAATTATTTTGTTCAAGCATTTCAGCATGGGAAAGATAATTTTCTCGTAAGGCATTGATTTTTAAATCTAACGCATCACATTTGCCAAATTTGTCGGCAGTTGCCAAAAACCTGCCCAAGCTGAAACCCTTGTGTGGCGTGGGTTTCAAGCATTTTGGTACAAGGTACAAATAACTATAACTAAAACTATACTAACTACTACTACGTAAGAAAAGATAAAAGGGATGACCAAGACCCCTTAAATCTGACCAATAACCAAGGGAGGGTGTTTTTTACCTGCCCAAAGTGACAAAAGTGCTCTATGCCTTGGTGTATCTGGGTTTGAGCCGTGTCAAATGGGCGTGTAATTTTTGGCGATTTGCGCCATTTACATTTCATTAACAATGTAAAGGTTTTTGTAGAGTTTTGAATTGTACCTCGTAAAAATAGCCTGTTTACTTAGTTAAATCATGCAGTTAGGCGTGATTTTATTTTTGGCAACTAGATTCAATTCGACAAAACGATTTTTACATACAAGTATCGTGCCAGCATTGATAGACGGGCAATAAAAAACCACCGCAATGGTGGTTTTTGTGGTATTGGTTTGCCCAGTATTTAGAGGTCGAACTCCTTTCTTTGCTCTGGTGTGAGTTGTTTTAGCCAGTCGTATATTGCACCTGAAACAAGCTCTCTACCTTTCGATGTCGAATGCAACCCTGTAAGTTTGCATTTCTCTGATATGACCTCAACCGCCTTATCGCGTGGTGATTTGATTGGCTCGTATGCGTAATCACCTATCTTGCAAAGAATCTCATCTCCAACCTGGTCAAGGATGCAATACTTTCTAGATGCATACAAAACTAAGCCTGTGTGTGTAACCGTTTTGCTGTCGTGCATGTATCTTAATGTGCACTCACACCCAACAGGCGGCAACTCACCAGCACCTGCCATTGCTTGTGTGAATGCTGGTTTCGGATTAGGTTTGTTCTCTGCGCAGTAGTCGATGAATTCTTGTGACTTGCAAATCAGGGTATACATCCCGTTGCAGTCACTCTTGTCATCGCTGTCGACATAAACACCAGTATCGTTATTTCTAAACAGATACTTCTCCCCATCATAATGGAATGAGTTATTAATATCCCACTCCAAATCAATCGCCGCATTATGCATGTAGGCCTCTTTTAGCCATTCTTCGGCGGCGGTGTTGAATTCGGATGTGGTGCATGCCATATGGTAGTCATCGTTTGCTGTAATAATAAAGCGTCCGTCAGGCATCTTGCGCAACTCTTCTATTAGGCAATCCGGCTGCACAGCATTAGCCAAATCACCACCCAACGCCTTAACAGCTTCTAAAATCTTATCGCTCATTTATATCTCCTGTTTGCTAAAATTATTTAATTAACAATCTGAATAATAGGTGCGGCAATAACGCATATCAACATTTATTTTGCACTCATCTAATAAAAAACCACCGCAATGGTGGTTTTTGGTGGGTGATGCTGACTACTTACTTGGCAAAAATCACTTCTTCAACCTAATCAACTTACCACACTCCGACCTTTCAATGCGCCCATAAAGCGCCGCCAAAGCGTTGTTAAATGCGTCTTGGTCGTGCTTGTCGCACTCTTTTTGAATGTCCTTATAGTACTTGTTTCGCTTGATTTGCTTCTTGATGAACGACTCATACCGCCATCCTTTCATCGAATCGCGTCTATCAATGTTTAGGTGCTTTATTATGGCCTCCTTCACTGCCTCAATCTTGGCTTCTACGCTGCTATCTGTTGCTCCCTCGTTGATGCTCAGATTGCTTAGCAGTTGCTCCACAGAGTTGAGCGACAACATCAACGCATAACGCACAAAATCGCGCTCGATGACAGCCACACCTTTCTGGATATTGCCAAGCGCCATCACCGATGACAGCGCCATGATGCGCTCAAGAAAGCGAGCATAGATGGAGCCAACCCTAGTGTGGTTGCGGTATTGATACTGGTCATAGTGCCTAGCGATTGCCTTTAAATCCTCTAGCGCTTCATCGGTTGGCAGGTAGCGGAATTTCACGCCAGTGAACGCCTGTTCAACGTCACCATTAACTACGTCTTGCGCTAGTTGGCAGATTAGGCCTATTTGCGACTTTAGGTAAACCAATTGTGGATCATCCCCTTCTTGCTTGCCTGTGCTGTCAGATAGGAAGTCTAAATCAACCAATGACTCAGAGCGCTCCACACCACAGTCTGCAATCAGCGCGCGCCCCAAGAAGCCGTTATCAATGGTTTTCTCGTTAACGATTTCTGCCAGTTCCTGCGGCGTTGAGTATGCCAGCAAGTTAAGCGCCGGGTTTTTTACGCCAGTTTGCGCGGTGTGCATTCGCTGGTCAAACTCATCCAGCTTGTTTTTAAGATTGGCTATGTCGAGCTCGGTCTTTTTAATCTTCCCCTCGTCTAAGTCTGGATTGAATTGCTCCAGGTCTTTTTCCTTGGCCGCTACCATTTTCTCAAAACGAGACTTTGCCAGCTCCATTTGGGCCAAAAACTCATCCCTGTGGAGTTGTGAAAGCTTATAGCAGCTGGTGGTCGATAGCTCCATGAGCGTGTTAACAACGTTGCTCATGTGTTTGCTGCCGCCGTCTGTTTTCAGGATTTTCTGGCCTTCATCAATAACGTAGAAGCAGTGGCCATTGTCATAAATCGCGCTTCGAATGATGTCCTTATCTGAGCGAATATCTCCGTAAAGCGTCTTTCCGTTGGCGTCTAGCAGCTCTTTGATGACACGCTGCGGCCATTCTTTACCAGATGCTGACATGCCGAGCGTGAGAGTGATTAGGCTCAGCTTTACGCCCTTTAGCCCTTGCATCCCAGCTCCAGCCATAGCCATGCATTGCAAAGCCATTAGTGGGTAAGCGCCGCCTTTTAGTAGGCGATTCGCGCCGTCTTTCATGTAATCGACTATCTCACCAGCAAGACCAGGAGGCGAATCAATGTCATATTCGTCTAGGCTGATGCCGTATGGCAGGCCGGTTTTGTTTAGTTTTGGTTTTGATGCCTGCGGCTCAGGTTTTCTAGCTGGTGGCGCTGGCAAATCCTCCGGCGCTTCATCGAGCCTAGTAACTGGCTCATGCTTTGGTTCTGCTGGCTTTTCTGTCTGCTGAGTAACTTCTTTATCATTGTGTACCTTTGAATCTTTACGAATCGCGTCACGCATTGCTTGCTTGCAATTCTCAGCGCCGTGTTTCTGGCGATAGTCGTCCCAGTCGCCAAGCTCTGGCGATAGCGCGACAATGCCGTTAACTGCAATAGCGGCCTCCTCTGAGTACTTAGTGCCCGGCCTCCAGTTGTGAACACTGTCGATTTCGTCATGGTCTGCAAAGAAAACGATTCTTGAGCCTGGATGCTGCGCTCTTGCGTGTTTGCCAACATCCACCAGATTTCCAGTGTTGAACGCGCAATAAGTTGTCGCGCCAGTCATGCGGTTGACTGTTACGCCGGTTGCAAAGCCCTCGACGATGGCGATCATCTTTGTTTTGCCTTCAATCAGATGATAAACGCCGGCCATATCGCCGCCGGTGATTGGGCGCTTTTCTCCGTCTGTTTTTATTTTTTGCATGTTAACCAACTGTCCATTTTTATAAGCGGGGATCAATAATAGCTCGCCAGCAGCAATGCGATCTCCAAATCGGTCAATCATCATGTCGCCATTGGTCGGCCATTCTCCATCAAGCCCCTTCTTGTTCATGTATGGATGCGAACGCATAACGGCAGATTCAAGCATTGACTTAGCGCCCCTAGCTGCCCGCTCATGGTTTAGTTTGGCGATTTTTTCATGGTCTATTTTTTGGCGCACTGGTGCTATTGTCCGTTGCGTCAGGTCGTCACCGACAAGCTCTTTTGCTGTATCCATAACCGACTTACCAATGAATAGAGACAGCAGTTTAAGGCCACCAGCAGAGCCGCAGTGACTACAAAACCAAGTACCGCGCCCGTCTTTGTCGTCGAATCTAAAGCGGTCTTTGCCGCCACACATCGGGCATGGGCCGTGTTTTCTGCCGCTTGGGAGGTGGCAGCCATAGCTTTCTAGCGTATCGCGCCAGCGCCCTTGGAATTGTGACAATGCATTATCAACTGGCGAGTCTTGGCTGTATTCATATGCGCGCTGCGGTTTGCAATCGCATAAAGAAGCGGCGCTATGGCCGCAACTTAGGGTTAGTGGGAATTTTATGTTCATTTCGCCTGTCCGTTATTGTTGTTTAGCAGAGCAGATAAATTAATAGCGTCCAGAATGCAATGCAATAGATTAGTATTATGTACCTGGCGGTTTGCTTGGTCATTGTTCACCTCTTGCTTTTGCTAGTAGTCTATCAATCTGTCGATGCCTAGCCACGCCAAGACCGCCCTCGATTTGTAACTGAATTAGCATCTCATACATCTCATCAGCACATTGCTGTTTTGTTGTTAATTCACCGACAAAAATGTTTCTTGCTTCAAGCATTGCATGCTCTGTTTGTTCTGATGGAGTTTTCATAACGCCCCCTTAATCACATCCAGAGCACGGCATACTTCGGTGCATTCCTCATCTGTTAGCGCTGTGCCGCGGCTGTATGACTTGGCCGAGCTTGTAAGCCCGTTAAGCTTCCACCGCGCCACGCCAGACAATGCGCAAATTTTGCTAATCTTCACCCCATTCTCAAATGCAGCTTGCAGACGCTCGATAGTTGTTTCTTGTAGTGTCATAATTCAAATCCCGTAGTTATTAATAAGTGTTGACGATGAAATATTATCACAAATATTGTTGACGTCAACAAAAAATAGCTATACTGTATCAACATAAATTAACTAAGCAAAGCAACAACGGAGCATGACACATGGCATTTTTCACACAACAAATGGCCGAAGATATCGCTGAATACGAAGGTTTTTTTGATGGGGTGCAGAAAATTATCCCAGACAACACTGAGCTAACCGCACTGGTATATGACGGGTTCAACGGCATTGAAGAAGGCAAGGCGGTAAACATCTGTAAGATTGACCTGGTGATAACCAGTGAAGGCGAGTTCAAAGGGCAGAAATACACTTACAAGCCGAAAATATATGACAATGACGCAGGAAAGCGCGACCTGGCAATGCGCAACTTGCAAGTTATTGACGCTCAAGCCGGATACCCAATGACCGATGGGAGACTGGATTTAACCACTGATAACATTGCCGATTGCTGGGTTGGCAAGTCGGAAGTGCGCGTTAAGTTTGGACACACGGTGCTGACCGAAAACATGGACGGCACAGAGCGCGACAACCCAATGGAGATTAACTTTGTCCGCGGCCTAGCGTACTACCGCGAGAAGATGTTGCCACGGGCGAGCGCGCAGAAAGCAAAGCAGCAGCAGGCACAGCACCAAGTGCCAGTTGATGATGGGCTGGATGATGAAATAATAGATTTTTAATCAATAACAACAAGGCCGCCAAGTGCGGCCATAAGGAAACAGAAATGAACAACGTAAAACTGAAAGAAGGCGCAGTTATTGGTTATGCAATAGTATCTGAGAGCGATACCTATCTGGATGCTTTCGGAAATCCCCAGCCAAACTCAAAACCTATTGTTTGGGAGTCAAACCTAAACAACAGTCTTTATACAACAAGAGATAGGGCTAAAAATCTCGGTGATTACGGACGCAGAGTAATTTGCAAACTTGTTGTGGTTGAGGAGGTCGATTGATGGCCTTCCAACTCCGCTACTACCAACAAGACGCAGTTGATATCACTATCGACTATGTTAAGAAGCACACCTCACCTGTTCTAATAGAACTTTGTACTGGTGCTGGCAAATCAATCATCGTTGCCGAACTCGCTCGCTTCTTTGCAAAAGCTGCTCCACACAAGCGGGTGTTATGTATTGCGCCAAGCAAAGAGCTTGTAACGCAGAACGCTGCAAAATACCTAGCATACGGATACCCAGCAAGCGTCTATTGCGCCTCTGCTGGCTCAAAGTGTCTACGCTCCCAGGTTATCTTTGCGAGCCCACAAACCGCCGTTAAGCAAGCCGAGAAGATAGCTCGCCTTGGCATCAGCGCAATAATCATTGACGAAGCACACGGCATAACCGAGTCGTTAAAGTCAATCGTTGACACCATTCGCGAGTTCTCAGAGCGCGGAAAGCAGATTAACTCAAACGTGCGCGTGATTGGCATGACTGCCACGCCTTACCGCCTAGGCACTGGTTACATTTACGCAATTGACGACACAGGCGAGGAGCCGGTTCACTATGATGAAACCAAGGCCATTGATCCGTATTTCAACAAACTGATTTACCGCATCACAGCTGGTGAATTGGTTGGTGAGGGATTTTTATCTAAAGTGATCATCGGCGAGCACTCAGAAAGCTACGACACCAGCACATTGGAGACTGACAAGTTCGGTCAGTTCAGCGCAAAGTCTGTCGCTGCCACGTTTGAAGGAAGCACCAAAACAGAGCGAATCATTGCCAAAGTTCAGCACTACGCGCAGCAGCGCAAAGGTGTGATGATATTCGCGGCCACGATTAGCCATGCCGAGGAGATTATGCGCTACTTGCCAACCGATGACGCTAGAATCGTAACCGGAACAACAAAGAAGTCTGAGCGTGAATCAATTATCGAGCAATTCAAACAACGAAAATTTAAGTACTTAGTTAATATCGCGGTCCTAACTACAGGCTTTGACGCTCCCCACGTTGATTTTGTGGCCATACTTCGCGCCACTGAGTCAGCCGGACTATTACAGCAGATAGTAGGCCGCGGATTGCGCCAGTGTGACGACAAAGACAACTGCCTTGTGATGGACTTCGCAGAAAACATAGAACGCCACGGATTGCAATCAGACTTATTCACGCCTGAAATCAAGACGCGCAAAGCGCCAGGTGAAGGCGTAGAAATCGAAGTTCAGTGCCCATCATGCTCTTGCATCACGATGAAGAAACGCAGAAGCGATCCAATGTATGACGGCCTTAAGAACGACCGCTTTGGTAACTTCTTGATATCTGGCACTGAGCAGGCTATTGCATATGACGATGAAGGCTTGCCGAGCGAGTACACTGGCGAAGTGCTAACCATGCAAATCCTTGACCCGCAAAACAAGGATGAGTTTGGCGAGTGTGGAGTAAAAGAAATCCCAGTGCCTGCGCATTACTCGCGCCGATGTGCCAATCCAGCTGCATACACCATCAAAGGTGTTGATGCTCCATGTGAACACAGATTCTCTCTCAAGATTTGCCCCCACTGCTACGCTGAGAACGACATAGCCGCACGTCACTGCATTGGATGCAAAGAGCGCCTAGTTGACCCAAACAAAAAGCTAACCGAGCAGGCAGGCAGCGCTGTAATCATGGATGACGGGGAAACCCGCGAGGTGAAATGCCTTGGCGCAGAATATGCAATCCACAAATCTCGCTTAGGAAATGAGACACTAAAAGTCACATACAAGACAGAGCTTGGCGCTGTCACTGGATGGCACTCGCAAAAACAGCACTGGATATTCAACCGAGTAGCCAGGGCTAACGGCGTTGAGCCGGAATTCGTTGGCTCGATACAAGATTGCGAGTCATGGAGCGCAATACCGACAACGGTTAAAATCAAGAAAGTGATCCGAGATGGGTTTGCTAATTTTGAAGTTAAAGGAGTGAGGTTTTTATGAAATACGATAAAATGAGCGATTTTGAGATTAACTTAGCGGTGGCTAAAAAGTTAGGGTTGATAATTGACCACAGGCAGCATTCTGGGTTAGCAGTTCAAGTTTGCGACAGTGAATATCATGGATGGTACACAGTTAATTATTGCCATGATTGGTCAGACATTGGACCGATTATTGAAAAGAATAAACTGTGGTTGCAACCAGATATGATAGGCGATGGATATTGGCATTGCTATGATTTGGATGATAACCATTCCGCAAAAGGCGCAAACCCAAAACGCGCGTCAGCAATTTGTTTTTTAATGATGCAGGAGTCAAAATGAGCCTCACCAAACTATCACAGCACAGCATCCCAGTATTCGGTGACTCAATATACCGAGGCGATTGCCCGCTTGAATCAGCCGAGCAAGTCAGCTTTCTGGCCCAGCTTCGC